CTCAACACAAGTCCACTTCCTTCTCCATTGGTGGATATTGATCTATGATGCGAGAACATGGCAGATATCAAATCTGGAATCAGTTACAGCACGTTTATAGACATAACCTGTCTGATTTTTCCTATATTAACGAGGCTCTTCCTGGCGTAACCAATGTTGAAGATGCTTTAAATTATTTTTCAAATACAATTTATCCAAACTATAAAGGTCGCGTAGATACTGTTGGCGATCTTCCTGGAACAGCAACGATCGGTGATTATTATGTTGTTAGCGATGACGGTGATGGTCGCGCTGCTGGTTATAGATATGAACAACGCGAAGGAGATGTGTCTCCTTCTTTTTATAAGATTTTTGATGTTGACTGGTCAACAGATGGAATACTTGCAGCACTTATGGACATTACTCAAGATGTTTATGTTTACCAAAGAGGCAAAACAGATCTTGATGCAAACGGTGATCCTGTTATCGGTCTTTTTGCTGGCCAAAGAGTTTGGGGTGGAAATTTAACCGGTCAAAATTTAACTTTAGATGCAAACAGTGCTGATGCAACTGGTTTTGTACAGGTTAATTCTAACTTTAGACCTACTCTAGATGATACGTGGACACTGGGAACGGCAACTGAGCGTTTTACGAATGGTTACTTTTCTACATTGTTACAAGTTTCGACATTAAATATTGCAACAGGATCTATTACGGATACATCTGGCGCAATAAGCTTTGGCGATGAAAATCTGAGCACATCTGGATCTTTGTCTGCTGGCTTGCTTGTTTCAACAACATTTTTAGAAATGGCAGAAATAGCTACTCCTGCAAATGCTACGGCCGGATCTAATAGATTATATTTCAAATCAGATGATAAGCTTTATAAGCTTGATGATGCTGGAAACGAAACCCTTGTTGGCCTTACCTTTACATCTTCTAATGATAATCGAATTGTTAGATCAGATGGAACAGGTGGAGATGCTATTCAAGAGTCTGGCATTATTATTAATGATTCTGATGAAGTCACTGGTATAACTAGAATTGATATCGATAACATCAGAATTGATGGGAACGTAATATCAACTCTTGATGCCAATGGCGATTTATTTTTAACACCAAACGGAACTGGAAAAGTTGTTGCTGGTGTTTTTAGATCTACGTCGCTGACTAATGATCGAATTTTTGTTCCTAGAACAGATGGAACAATGACATCAACTGGCGTGGTGCTGAGCTCTGCTAACGAAATAAGCGGAGTTGCCTCGCTTGCTGTTGATAACTTATTTTTAGATGCCAATACAATTTCAACTCCTGTTGGAGATGTTAATATAACTCCTTTTACTGGTGCATTTAATGTTTCAGGAAGTATTTTTCCAGATGCAGATGGCACGAGAAACATTGGATCGTCTAGTTTAAAATACGGAAATATTTTTATTGATTCTTCAATATCTGATGGAGCAGATTCTTTCGTAATATCTGAGCTTTTAGATCTGAGAAGTGCCAACTATAGAGATTTTGGAAGAACGCTCGCTGCCCAGGCTGGTGATAGCTTGTTTTATGATGCTGTTAATGGCGTATGGCTTGCTTCAGCGCCAGATGCAGAGATTAGTCACCCTACACTTGCAAACTTAACTGTGGGCGACTCGGGACACACTCAGTTTGTTATGCTGGCCGGTCGATCTGGTGGTCAAGAGATTATTGGTGGAGTTTCTGCCGGTGAAAACTTAACACTATCTTCAACATCCAATGTCACGAAGGGTAATATAGTTACCAGTGAAACATTTAGACCTGTAACAGATGCTATTTTTTCTGCTGGTTGGCAGGGTGTTGATTTAGGTACTGACTCTTTTAGGTTTAGAAATCTTTACTTAAGGGGCGAGGCTTTTGGTCTTAGACCTGAAAATGTAACGACAGGAACGCTTCCAGCTTCGAGTGCCAACAATGCCGGTCGCCTACTTTTTAATACTGATAATAACAAGCTTTATGTAGACACTGGATCTTCTGTAATAGTTGCCGGATCTTCTAAGTTTATTAATGATATAGCGTTTAATGGTTCTGAATTAATTAAAGACGTTGATGTTTCATCGAACATACTTGACGCAAGAAATGCGATAATTCAACTATTGGACAATTCGAGAGATTTTGAGAGAATAATAGCATCTATTAAAGCCACTAGCGCGAGTAGTGTTAGGATAACTACAAATATCGCGCTTCCGGCTGGATCATATAGATTAATCGTAATGGAGTAAACTTATGCAAGTCTATGGTTTTTTAGAAAATTCACAATTAGAAAACGTGGCCGTAGATAAGCCATCAACTCTTTCTGGTTTGATTTGGTTTAACACTGCAAGCTCCAGAGCAAAATTTTATGACAGTACAGCAGTTAGAACTATTGTCGATGAAAACTCTGTCCAAACAGTTACAGGAAAAATCCTTACCGGAAACCGAATTGCAAACCTAAGTCCAGATGGAACCGAAGTTATTACTTTTCCAGTAAAAACAGGTAGCGTATTTTTAGATCAAGATGTTTTCAGCTTTATAGATGCTGCTCATCAAACTACTCCTGCTGCTCCTGCTGTTGGAAATGTTCGTATTTATTCAAAAGATGATAATTTATTATATAAGCAAGACTCAGAAGGAAATGAAGTCGCCATCGGAACTGGCGGCGGTGGTCTTGATGTTTTTCACACTGAAGATTTTGAAGTAAACAATGCTGCTGACCTATCTTCTGGAAACAGTGCGAATTTTTTAGGTGGAGGTGTTCCTGCCGGAACCTTAGAGGATGAGATTGTTAATCCTATATCTAAGGGAAGATCTTTAAAATATACTCAGGCTGCTGGATCTTTAAATGATTATGTAGCATCTCCAGTAATCGACATTGATTTAAAACAGGCCGGAAATGATTTTGGCTACACAAAACATTTTACTTACACTGGAAATGAAGGTGATATTAAAGCCGTTCTTTTCGATGCAACAAATAATGAAGTAATTTCTGATGAGCTTGATTTATTAACAAGCGAATCAAACCCAACAAGATTTTCAATAAGTGCTTTTATTCCACAAGGTGTTACACAAATAAGATGGGGTTTCCAAGTTGTTGTTGAAAATGTTGGAGCAGTATTATTAATTGATGATATTGAAATGAGCGTTAATCCTTTTGTTTATAAAAACTTAATTAAATCTCTATACTTAGAGGCAAGTGGAAATGCAGGCCAGTCCATTACGGCCAACGTAACAGACATTCCCTTTATTGAGGTTGCAGATACTTTTGACTCTTGGGATGGTGACTCTTTCACGGCAAGACATACAGGAAACTATGTTATAAGTGGAGGCATAGAGCAAACTCCAGCTAACTCGGCATTTATTTATGCGTGGGTTAATGGGGTTCAGAAATACCTTTTAAGATCAGCAACATCAACGGATATAAAAAACTTTTCTGGAACATTGCGGCTAAATGCAGGAGATGTTTTAACAATTAGGGCAGATCAGGGATTTACTCTTCTGAACAATCCAAGACATCATCTAAACATAACGGCAGAGATTGAGTCCCCACACGTTGTTACGCCTGTGAAAAACAGAGTCAACACTTTTACGGCAAGAATTTCTAATAATGGAACCGCTACATTAATTAGTGAATCGTCTCCTTTTATTCAAAGTGTAAGTAGAACCTCTCTGGGCAATATACAGATTACGTTTATTCCTGACACGTTTGCCGTGACTCCTGCGGCTTTTGCAATTGTGGAGGGAAGAAATGGTCGGGAAACTACGATTAATCCCTCTCCTAGTGTCAATAGTGTTGTGGTCGTAACCACGGATGGCGGTGCGGAAGAAGATAATAATATTTCTTTAAAAATAGACAGACAAGGGGTAGACGTTAAAGAGGCGCAGCTAACATCGGCTATACCTCAAAGACGAATAGCACACCTAGTAGACGCAAAGCCGTCAGGAGTCCAAGGTGGAACCTTTAATGGTGGCGTAGATAATACAAGGGACATAACAGAATTAAGAGGGGATAAAAGCTTTTTAAATTTAAGCTCTAACCAGTTTTCTTTTACGCAAGCAGGGGAATATTTTCTTTCTGGCCCTGGGGCTTCTGCTCAAAGAGTAGATACCCACAGAGCATTTATTTATGACACTACAGCGGCGGCTAGGCTGACCGACGTAGATGGTAATAGTGTTTCAGGAACTACAGCCTTTACTCAGTCGGGCGGTGATTTTGCCATAACTAGAAGTAGTTTTTCTGTAAATATTAGAATATCTGAAAGTCAGGTAGGGAATCTTATGGAACTTAGGCACTTTGCCGTTAACGGAAGGCTTACTGTGGGCTTTGGTGAAGCTACCAATAATGGGGATGAGGAAATTTATTCCCATTTAACGATAGAGAAGTTGAGGTAATTATGACTTTTGAACAAATAGAATTAATCACAATCGAGCAGTACCTTGGATTATTAATTGGAAGGATTTTAGATCTTTCACAAGTTCCAGAAGGTGAACCTGTTTACATGCTTGATCAAGATGAAGAACTTGATTTTTATGAAAGAATCATTGTTCATCAATCACTTGTTAAGCCACCACTAGAAAATTTAGAGGCAGAACTTGCTCAATACAAAGAAGAATTAAGAGTTGCAGAACAAGCAAGGCTAGATGAGATCGCAAGAGTTAAAGATATTAAAGATAGATGGTCGGTAATTACAGATATTAGGGGTGTAATCGACGCAAAAACATGGCCAAATCCAGCGAAGCTTTTAGAGAAAATTATAAAAGAGGACGACCAAGCCGAGTTGTCTAATCTAGAAAATCTATGGTCAATATACCTAGTAGATAAAGCCGCTAAAGACCAAGAGGAGTCTCGAGACCAAGCAATAGAGCATCTTTTTGAAACAATACAAGGATGTATTAAAATGGTAGCCCTTGATAACATTGCTAGAGGATTAACTTCTCAGCAAAAAGATGATCAAGAAGCAATGTATTCAAACCTATTTAAAGCATTAAAAGATTATAGACCTGCAAAGTTTAAATCTCTTTTAGTTGAAGTGGTGGTAGATGGGACTTTGGTTAATCAAGAACTAAAAGATAACCTTTTAGCATATCTTGCGAGTAGAGGATTATGAGCGAGTCTTTTATATTCCAAGTATTAGCAATAGTTGGCGGAGTCCTTGCTGTTATAGGATCTATAAACGCATACTTGCTTAAGGACTTAACTGGAAAAATTAACATGATCCACATTGACCTTGTAACAACTAAAACTCAGTTTTTAGGCGTAAGTGATAAGGTAATTAAAAATGAGCTAATTATTGAAACAATTGCTAAAGAGCAAGAAAGAACTAGGTTTAGGCTACATAGCTTAGAAGATACTCAAAAGAATATTTTTTCGGTCATTAAAGAATATGACGAAAGGGAAAGAGAAAATAATAGGCAGACTTAATTACTTGGAGGTAATTTATGAAAAGTTTAGGAAGAGAATTAAAAGAAGAGGGTTTAAACATTGCTGAAGATGCTGTTGCGAAAACAGTAAAGGCAGTATTTAGAGCTGTTCCAAAAGCACTTGCATCTAGAGTTGCCGAGGGAAAAATGAATGCTGGAGTAGCTGGTCTTATCGGTGGTCTTATGCCAATAATCGAGCCTTTCGTTATGGAACTTGTTGACTCTATCGATGGGGAGAATGACTTCGGTGAAGGATCTCAAGAATCTGCTGAATAAAAAAGAAACTAGAGAAAGTGTCTCTAATTTCATAAAAGGAGGGGTAGTGCAAGCTGCCCTGTCTTGGCTGGTTAAAAGTTTTTCTTCTTTATCTTCAGGCCCTATGGGCTGGTTGGTAAATCTTGTTTTGTCTCAATTGTGGGACAGGTTTGGAGATATGGCCGTAAGATGGGCCATAAGAAAAGGGGCTCTTTTTGTCGATAAGACAGATGGAAAAATAAAAGCCGTAAAGGTTGAAAACGCAAGGAAGTCTGATGATTCGTCTTATGATGATGCTGTCGATGATGTTTTTGGTTAGTTGCAACACTTACCAAGTTCTTTGCGACATATCTTTTCAAAAAAACAGATGTAGATGCAGGTGCTATAACCTAGACAATCTGTCTACTGTTGATAAATTTAACTGTAAAGACGACTGGAATAAATATTTTCTAGGTGTTCCAAACTCTCATCCTGTAAACTATAAGCTGAACAGGTGCGAAGGGATATCAGGGTTTAGGGTTGAAGAGGTCGCGAAAGATATCATACCAGGAATAAGAGAAGAAAGAGCAAGGTGTGAAGATAGGAGATTTTAATTATGCAAACATTAACAAACGGATATCTTCTTCCAGAGACATTTGACAGGGGTAATACCTTTTTTCCTGCTCTAGAGCAAAATATACAAAGATTAAATGATCACAGCCACAATGGTGCCGACTCAGAAAAGTTAAATGCAGAATCTTTTTTAGGATTAACAGATACGACATCTCTTGTTCCGGCAAATTGGACTCTTCAGCCAAATGGTTTATATAGGGCTCTTGTAACGATGATTGGAAGCATGGTTTTTGATACAAAAAACATAAGACTGGTCGCAAACAACAGGGTTCTTTATGCTGATTATGAAAAAGTAACTAGTAACACATTTTACGTCTATGTTAACGATCCATCATTATCAGTAACGGTTCTTTACTCGTGATAGAAACTCAACCATTTGAGATTGATGATTTTTCTGGGGGCATAACCGATAATTATATCCAGGGAAGAGCTAATCAGTATAGATTTTGTGACAACATATTATTAAGTACGAATAAGAAACCATTTTCTAGAGATGGCTCTGAGCTTTTAGATGTAAATAATCCTCAAGTTCCAAATGGTCAGCAAAGAATTAATTCGTTAATACTTTTTGATTCTGACACTCTTATAATAAATTCTTTAAAAAGATTTTTCTTTTTAGATTCAGGATTTAACCCGATCCAGGGGCCTACAGGAAACGAAGTTTTTACTGACGGTGACGGATCGAGCAGCACTGCTCACACCTACTGGAATGATCATATTATTGTTTCAAACGATGCCTATTCAATACCTTCAAAGATATTTAGAGATAACCTAGGAAATTTACAGTTAAGAACTGCCGGACTTCCTGGCTTGGCATCTTCACCTTCAATAACAATCGGAACAGCTTCTACCTTTAATTATATTTACGCTTTTGCATATTGTGTCGAATACACCTCTGGCCAAAAAACATTTGTAGATATTGGAGCGACAACTCAAGTAGCCGTAGCCGGATCAAGTGATCCTGGCGTTTCTGCAAATTCAATTTCTGGAATACCCGTGGTTAGTAATGGCGGTGGAGAGAATTACGACATAGCAAATATTAAAGTTAAAATTTATAGGACTGTTGCCGATGGCGATGTTCTATATGAAATAGGCGAAATAAATAACGGAACAACAACATTTAACGACAATGTTGCCGATGCTGGAATACAGCAAAACGTGACAATATATACGACCGGAAATGTCTTAGATAATGACCAGCCTCCAAGATGTAAATATGTTCACGTAACAAACTCTGTCTGTTTGTATGCAAACATAAAAATAGGAACCAACATATTTAACAACAGAATAATAATGTCGGTTAGTAATGATGTCGATTCTGCTCCGGTTGGAAATATTATAGACGTTGATGATGAAATAGTTGGAGTTAGCTCTGTTGAGCACATTCCTGTTGTTTTTTGCAAGAGGCACATTTATAGAATAGACGGTGTTTTTGACGAAACAGGCGGTGGAAATCCAGATGATCAGAGAATATCGGATACTGTAGGATGTGTTTCAAATAACAGCATAGTTCAAACTGATTTCGGAACTTTCTTTGCTGGAAATGATGGTTTTTATTGGACTGACTCATTTAAGGTTTTAAAGATATCTAATGAATTTAACAATAGATATAGAAGAATAATTGGCAACAATAAAAGAATATATGGTGCCTATGATGAGGAAAATAGCAGAATTTTTTGGTCATACCAGGAAAATGCTACATCTCCAGATGTCGATGCCTGTTTTGTTTTTGATATGAGGTTTGGAATAAAGCCCGACTCTTGCTTTACCACGATATCTGGTGGTGAAAACTTTTCTCCTACATCTATAAACTTTTTTAAAAACGAGTTTATAAGAGGCGATAGAAGAGGTTATTTATTTCATCACAACAGAAAT